AGGCTTCTGGGGGGCGTATAGGGCGTGTCCTGCATGGTGTCGAGGTAGGCAATCTCATGGACTTTAAGCAAGCGGCTTACACTAAGGGCGTAGCCAATTGGCAGCAAGCCTTTGCAATTATTTATGTGAACAAGAACAAGGTTCAGGTCGATCTCATCAACATTGAGAAGGATGGAACATTCATTGTGGCTGGAAAGTCGTACGGACGAGCCAGATAATCGTTATCTAATCGTTACCAGAATGTGCTTGATTCGTCTGTCATTTATGCAACACTAATCCTGTAGCCAATCAAGGGCATTGGCACAGATAGGGCAAAAAAGTGGCAACAATCCAGAAGATCCACAATCACACATGGCGAGTAGTACGCGGACTCAACAAAGATGGTCAAGTCCAATGGGAATGCACATCATGTAAGGAACGCGACTAATGGCGAACACAGACAAGCTGCTTCTGATCTGCATCTTTGGAATGATTATAGGCTTTATTATAGTTATCATCGATGTGCAAAAGACAGCCTACAAAAAGGGCGTACGCGATGGATACCATCGAGGTCGCAGTTACAAGGGGCAGGAATGAGAGCCAATGAAATCCTCTTATCCGCCACAGACACTATCCGCGAGCGTGGTTTATCGTATGGTCACCCTTCAGATAACCTGCAACACACCGCAATGCTGCTCAGTGCATACCTACAGACACCGATCCATGACTATCAAGTCGCAGGGATTATGGTACTTGTCAAGCTTGCAAGGACTAATCAATCAGCCCAGCACATCGACAACTGGGTCGATCTATGCAGCTATGGCGCACTCGCTGGACAACTAGCCACAGAGGAGAACGAGCTTTATGTTTAACCTAGCCGATTACGAGACAGTAGAGGTGAGACTTGAAAAGTTTATTAAGGACTATGCAGATTTCCGCATTTCAACAGAGTTGGAAGTGGTCGAGAAGGATCGATACATTGTTAAAGCTTATCTTTACAAAAGTTCTGCCGATAGTGTTGCATGGGCGACAGGGTACGCTGAGGAGAAAATTACTGACCGAGGCGTTAATGCGACTTCAGCTCTGGAGAATTGCGAGACTTCGGCAATCGGCAGAGCACTTGCAAATGCAGGTTATGCTTCTAAAGGAAAAAGACCAAGCCGAGAAGAGATGAGCAAGGTCGTAGCTTCAAAGCCAGTCAAGCCACCGGTGGCAGAAGTCAAGGCAGATGATCAGGATTACTGGACAACTCCAGTGGGTCAATACAATAAAGTAGTCGATGCTCCAGTCACATTAGAAAAGGCTATGGAGAACATCGCAGCTGTAATGGGTACAGGCGAAGCACAAGAAGCACCATCATGCAAGCATGGACACATGGCGTGGCGCGAAGGCACAAAGAATAACAAAGCTTGGGGCGGCTACTTCTGCTCTGTAGTCAATCATCAAGGGGGCGAGCCTAAGTGTCCTACAGTCTGGTATTCACTTTCATCCAGTGGCAAGTTCGAGCCACAGAAGGCGTGGGCATAACATGGGCTATGTAGAGATCTATAACATTGAGAAAGATGGCGAATGGACAGACTTAGAGGATGTGCCTATGTATGACACAATCTTATGTCAGCTGTGCAATGAACCAACACTAGCTAGTGACATCATCATTCCAGCGATCATCACAGATGGCAATCTAGTTGCAGGAACATGGCAATGCAGAAAGTGCCATGCAGTCAATGGATAAGGATGATCTGATTCATTACCTTTATGTAATTGCTATCTGTTTAGCTGCATGGTGCGGCTACTTAACAGGAATACATAATGGCTAGTCAAGCAAGGAAACATAGAGGCTTCCGAACAGAGCGCGTAGTCGCACAGTACCTATCGACTGTGTGGAGTGGTGCAACTGTCGGAAGGGGTAGCGGTAAGGACATTGTCAATGTTCCCTTTGATGTTGAAGTCAAGGCACGATCAGGCTTTCAACCATTGGCTTACATAAAGCAATTAAAAGCTCGCACAGCTCTTTCGGGGGAATTGGGCTTTGGAGTTATACGACTAAACGGACAGGGTGAAGATGCGCGTGAGTATGCCGCCATCATCCGCTTAGAGGATCTCTTACCGCTACTCCAATTAAAGTATGGTCACATTACTAGCGAACCCACAGAGGCAGACATTGACCGCTGCACAGGCTGTGGGTCTTACATGATACAGAGGTGCTTAACATGCCAGCCTATGACTACCGATGCAACCGGTGCAATCTCAGTTCGGAGATTACTCATGGATGGCACGATAGACCAGTGATTCCATGCACTTATTGCAATGAGCCTATGGTCAAGGTTATAGCAGCTGCACCTGCACACTTTAAGGGCAAGGGCTTCTACAGTACGGATAAATAGTTATCCACAGAAGTTATCCACAGGGTAACAGTAGGGAGACATTATGAAACGAAACACCGCTCTGACCAGCACTTATGCTAATGGATTTGACACCGATGGTACGCTAACTCAGCAGAGCCTCTCAAAGGCTCACCGCGAGCCGCCTAAGCGGATCGCTCGCGGGGTGCTTGTAGCTATTGGGATAGCTCTTTGCTTCATGCCTGAAGCAGGGGGATCTAAACCAATGCGTTATGTGACTTATAAAGAGTATGCATTACATCTATTGAATTATGATTATGTCCAGCATAAATGCCTAACAAAGCTCTATGGTAAAGAATCAGCGTGGAATCCTAAAGCTCGTAATGGTAGCCACTATGGAATACCTCAAGGTAAAAGTGAGTACCTTGCTACACTGGACGGGTATGGTCAGGTACGATGGGGTCTCTCATATATATCTAATAGATATTCCACACCATGCAATGCTTATGATCATTGGAAGGCACACAATTGGCATTAGATTTAGAAGCTACTGTTAAGTGCAGTCGATGTGATAGCGAGACTCCAGAGTCAGAGCTAATAGAAGTCTATGCATGGTGGGTATGTGGCAACTGTTATGATGAGATCTAATGGCACTCAACACTAGACGAGTCAATGACCCTAGAGACAGCAGACGATGGCGAGCATTCCGCCTGACGATACTGGCTAGGGATAACTATACCTGTGCCTACTGTCAAGGCGATGCCACTACTGTGGATCATGTGCTCAGTATTAAGCACGCACCTGACCAAGCCTTTAATCCTGAGAACTGTGTTAGTGCATGCCAGTCGTGCAATAGCGCAAAAGGTTCACGCTCACAGGCTGTTTTTTTAGGTAAGAGGTTCACCCCCCCTGTCTTTTCAAACTGTCTCTCTCCGACACAGTCCGAGCCAGTCCAAGATAGTCCGTTTAAGTCCAGACCTGACCCGATTCGATGACAGATAAACCCAAAAGATCCAAGCCGCTGCGAGGGGCAATCAAACCGAGGCTTCACAGCCCATTCCTAAAGGGCAAAACCAGAGGCAATGAGGTTGCAGAGCTTGCTGAGAAGATTGGTCAGCCGCTTCTGGAATGGCAGAAGCTCATTATCAATGACATGTGCGCTGTTGATAAGGATGACATGTTCATCCGCAAAAGTGCGCTGCTCTTAATAGCTCGTCAGTCTGGAAAGTCGCATTTAGCCAGAATGAGATGTTTAGCAGGTTTATTCGTGTTCGGTGAGAAGGACATCTTAATCATGTCCTCTAATAGATCTATGGCGATGAAGTCCTTTAACATCATGGCAGACATCATTGAGCGTAACGACTTTCTCAGAGCGCAGCTAAAAGATGGAGACATCAAGAAGGGCATCCGCAGGACTAATGGCGATGAACGAATCATCCTTGCATCTGGAGCACAGTTAGAAGTGGCTGCTGCGACTTCCGATGGCGCGAGAGGGCGCACTTGTGACTTTCTCTGGATTGATGAGCTGCGCGAGGTCTCTGAAGCTGCAATGGATGCTGCTAAGTCTGTGACCTTAGCGCGTAAGAATAGCCAGCGACTATTTAGTAGCAATGCAGGTGATGCTTTTAGCAAAGTTTTGAACGATCTGCACGATGCTTGCTTAAACAAGCCACCTAAGAGCTTAGGCTTTTACGAATACAGCGCACCTGACTTCTGTGACATCTGGGATCGTAAAGCATGGGCAATGGCTAACCCTTCTCTTGGTTACCTAATCACGGAAGAAGCACTTGAAGAAGCAATCGGATCTAGCACGATGGAAGCTGCTCGCACAGAACAACTTTGTCAATGGATCTCTAGCTTGTCCTGTCCGTTCAGCACAGAGGTACTTGAAAACTCATCTGACAGCACTCTAGAGATGACTGTAGGTGCTTATACAGTATTCGGCTTTGATGTTTCACCAAGTAGGCGCAATGGGTCTCTCGTTGCAGGTCAGTTGCTTCCAGATGGCAGAATCGGCATTGGAATCATGGAGACCTATAGCTCGCAGGTCGCCATCGATGAGTTGAAGATGGCTGCAAGCATTAAGTCATGGGTTGATCTGTATAAACCGCGCCTTGTCTGCTTTGACAAATACGCAACCCAGACCATCGCAGACAGACTGGCTAACTCAGGCGTTATCGTGGAAGATGTGTCAGGTCAGCAGTTCTATAAGGCGTGCGGTGACTTGCTAGAAGGATTGACTAACCTGCGCGTTGTCCACAATGGGTCTAAGGAATTGATCGAGCAGTTCACGAACACAGCTGCTAAAACTAACGATAGTGCTTGGCGCATCATTAAGCGAAAGAGTGCTGGAGACATCTCAGCCCCTATCGGCTTGGCGATGGTAGTTTCCAAGTTAATGCTTCCTGCACCTAAGCCTCAGATTTATACTTAGACACGCCCTAGCACATTGTCTAATTGCTTGACAAATGCTACACTTTCTGTCTATGGGTCTATTT